CCATCTAAATAATAGTTCCTTTGTATGTGTTACTGAAGGCAGCTTAGATACCATTTGGTTACACCAAAATGGATTTCCTTCAGTAGCTATTTTAGGGGCTATACTATCTAAGACTCAGGAAGAGTTACTTTCTAAACTTCCTGTTGAAGAATTGGTTATATGCTTGGATAATGATGAAGCGGGGCAAAAAGGAAAAGAACGATTAATGGCTTGCATGTCACAAAATTTTGTGGTATCATATACAAAATTACCGAAAGGAGCGAAAGATATACAAGATGTAAAAAATGAAAGAGAGCTAAAAGCTATAATACAAAATAGAGACATCTGGTAAATTGAAATTAAAGGAGATTATTATGAGTGGAATCAGCCGTATCCAAAGTCTTAGGGAAGAAAGTAGAGTAGAATCAGCGTCAAGGTCAGCAGTTCCGTTTAGGGAAGTATGGTTTAAGGATGGTGACCAAGCGTTTGTAACATCAGTAGCTACGGGGGCAGATGACGATGTAAACTTAGATGAAGTATCATTGTATACCTTTAGGCAAGGTAATAGGTTCGTTAACCTCTTAAATGCTGATGGCGTAGATTTAAGTGCAGTACCAGCAGAGTCCAGGCCATCTAGGAAATTTGCTTTTTGGGGATATGTTCATGAAATAATTCATGCGGAAAAGCGTAATGAAGATTGGGAAGAGATGCAAGGCCCAGGTGGACGTAAGATGTTTAAGGAAGGTGTGAATGACTATAAGGTTATTTGCCTAGGCTTTGGTCGTAATGACTATCTTTGGAATCAGTTGGTAGATGTTTATAATGATTGGAACTCCTTGAATAAGGGAGTGATTAGGATTAAACGTACTGGGGCTGGCATGAGAGATACTTCATATGCCATAGCTGCAACGGCTAGGGATAGTGAAATTCCTGAAGATAAAAAGGATGAGGCATATGGACTGCCCCCCATCCAAGAATATTTTCAAGAACGGTATGGGGCTTTGTGGAGTCCTGGCCCTTCCAACGGAGATGGGGAAACGGAAATTAAAACTGAGTCCTCTAGCCTAGATTTGTTTTAATGCCCAGTAGACTAGATAAGGATGAGTACTTCTTACAGATTGCTAAAACCGTGGCACAAAGAAGTACTTGTCCACGGAGACAAGTTGGTTGTGTCTTAGTAGATAGTAAGAACCATATTGTAGCAACGGGGTACAACGGTGTTCCAACAGGGTTTGCTCATTGTATTGATATCCCTTGCCCTGGAGCGCAGTACCCCACAGGAGAAGGGTTAGAACATTGTGAAGCCATTCATGCAGAGGTTAACGCCTTCCTTCAATTACGCTCTGATGATGAATTAACTGCGTATATGACTGTACTTCCTTGCTTTACTTGTGGTAAGATGTTTGCTAACAGCAAGGTTAATAAGATTGTGGCCTTAGAAGAATATGTCCATACACAAACTAAAGCCTTATTATATATAGCAGGAATACAGGTAGAAGTACATGATAGTAACTAAAGAGAAATTTGGAGAAGCCCTCACTTCGTTAGAGAAGTATGATACGTGGTGTGTAGATGTAGAAACGAATGGGTTAGACCCCTATGAGTATAATCAGATATGTGGAGTAGGAGTGGCGGGATCTGGTACAGTAACTATAGATGGATATGAATTACCATCCAAATCTCAGACATATTACTTTCCATTTAGGCACCACCAAGGAACTAATTTAGACAAGAATCTTTTAGATAGTTTTATCCAAGCTCTGAATAAGGTAGAGACATTGCTTGGGTATAATATGAAATTTGATTTACGGTTTTTAGAAAAGGAGGGGTTACAGGTTAATGGACAAAAACTCATAGATGTAATTGTCCTCGTTAGACTTTGTGCTAGTCTAGATGTTAGAGAGTTTGGTTTAACTGAGACTTTAAAACGTTACTATGGCCTTGAGGCTGCTGCATATGACATAGAAACTAAGAAGTGCCTTAAGCAGAACAAATGGAATAAGGACTTCTCTATGGCCCCTGTAGAGCTTCTAGGGCCATACTGTGAACAAGATGTCTACTGGACATTAGAGTTATATAAAAGCTGCACTAAACAGATTCTTAAGATGAATCAAGAAGGTGTAGCAGATTTGGAAAGTCAATTAACTACTGTATTATATGATATGGAAGGAAGGGGGATTGAAGTTGATAAGGAGTATGCAGTACAAGCAATAGCTAAAATAGATAAGCGTAGCTGTGAAGTAGAGGAGCAAGTATGGAAGCTAACAGGTTCCGAATTTAATATCAGTAGCTCACAACAGGTAGGGGAAGTCCTAAATGGGTTGGGAATACATTCTCCTACTAAGACTCCGAAGGGTAAAGAATCCTGGGGAGAAGCGGCTCTGGTGCAGATAAATAATCCTATTGCGGGGTTGATTAGACAGTATAGATCCCTAGAGAAATTGAAGTCTACTTATCTAGAACCCTACATAAACCTAAATACTTTACACACAACTTTCTGTAATTGGGTAGTAGTGACTGGGCGTCTATCTTCCAGGAGTCCCAACCTTCAGAATATTCCTAGAACCCACTTTAATTTAGTAGATAAGGAACTCACCACCGAGGAACGAGATATAGTACGTGGACGTATTGAAGCTATCGTATCCACCAAAGGTGGGGTATTCGACAATAAGTTGGATGATGATGTCTTGGATACTTGGGGCTTTATTGGAGACGAATCTTTTGATGAAACTAACCCATTACAGATTTCTGTTAGGAGATTGTTTGTCCCTAGACCAGGATACTCTTTGATAGGCTTTGACTATTCTCAGATGGAGGTAAGAGTCTTTCTTAGTTATTTACAAAATTCAGTAATGGATGAATTGATGCGTCAAGAGGATATTGATTTTCATGGTGAAACCGCTAAGACAGCCTTTGATATGGCAGAAGACCACCCTGAATTTAAGTTCTATCGACAAATGGCAAAGAATATTACCTTTGGCATTATTTATGGAATTGGGAATAAACGATTAGCGTTACAGTTACGGACTTCTCCCAAAGAAGCGGCAGCGTATAAGCGAAAATACTTTCAGGGTATTGAAGGGGCTAAAGAGTTTATTGATAAGGTGACTAAAACTATTGAGCAACGGGGATGGGTACGTAATAGATACGGAAGATTATATAGAATTCCTTCGGAGTTTGCTTATAAGGGTGTTAATTATCTAGTACAAGGCACTAGTGCCGATATTTTAAATGAAAGGATGATAAAAGTATATGAGTATCTTAAGAATAAAAAGAGTAATATCTTGCTTCAAGTACACGATGAAATCATTTGTGAAATACATGGTGATGAAATATGTGAGGTACCGCTTGAAATCCAGGCACTTCTAGAAGAAAATAGTCTAAACATTCCACTTAAGGTCGATATAGATGTATGTCAAGGTTCTTGGGCCAATAAGAAAGATTGGTTTAAATTAGACTTGACACAAGAATCAGTATATGATACACTAGAGGAATCCATAGATTGGGGTTAATTATATGAAAACTAGAAAACGTTTTAGCCCAAGTAATCATCGAGCTAATGATGCTATAGGAAAGAAAGCAGTATTACAACTTTTAAAACGTATGGGTGTTGACGCAGAAGAAAATCCTAATCCTTATGGAGTTGATATACTAGTTAAAGATAGGGCTAGAACATATGAAGTAGAGCGGAGAGCCATTTGGCATACCACATGGCCCCACCCCACTGTACATATTCCTGAACGAAAGACCAAGTATTTAAAACCTGGTATGGTTTATGCAGTAGTTAACATAGAATGTGATAGAGTGATGCTCTGCTCTAGTGAAGTTATTCTAAAATATCCTCAAGTAGAGGTTCCGAATAGAGCAATATCAGCGGGAGAGTATTTTTACGATGTTCCCTTGAGTGAATGGGAGGTGTATGATGTTGGATGAAGAAATACTTTCTTTATATAGTCAATGGAGTGAAGAGTTTTATTGTGCTGGATTTCTGTATGCTTCACCAGAAACCGTAAGGGCTTTTCGTAAATGGCTCAATGACCCAAGAAAATTATATTTAAGTACAGTACAATATGATTATGAGAGGGATATGTTAGAAAAATTTCATAAACAAGAGGAGGAAGAAAATGGCTAAAGTAAGTATGCACTTAGGGTTTACCTTTAGGGTAGGAGATTTATCAACTAATCAATATGGACGAATAGACCTATCTTTTGACCAAATTGATACAGAGTTGCCGTTAGAGGCGCAATTAGCAGATGCCGGTCATACCGCTGACCAAGTGTGGGAAGTCCTGAGAACTAAGGTAGATTCTCAAGTAGATGGTTTGCTAGATGGGGGGAAATAAGTTTGAAAAATTCGGCTGAAGAAGTTATTAACCAATTATTGGGCGATAAAGATTTAGGGTTGCGGAGGGGAAATAGTCCAGAGTTTGAGTATGGACGGATACCTTTTGGGATTCCCGCCTTAGATCGTTTAACGGGTGGGGGCATACCTAAAAAGAGAATGACTATCTTGTATGGGGCAAATAATGTAGGTAAATCTTATCTAGCTTCTCAGATATGTAAAAACGTTCAACTAGAAGGGGGAACCGCTGGATGGATAGACACAGAGTTGTCCTGGGATAACGAATGGATGGCAAAGTGTGGAGTAGACACTGACAGTATATTAGTTGCTCAACCTACTACAGGAGAAGAAGCCTTCGGTATCGCTAGACAATTAATGAAAGCGGGGGTAGGAGTAGTGGTATTGGACAGTATTGCGGGATTAGTTCCTAGTGCTGTCATGGAACCACCCAAGACTAAAAATGCCGAAGAGGAGTTTTCATATAATCCTATGGCGTGGCAAGCTAGGTTCATTAATTCCTCCCTTCCCAGACTGCTACCCAATCTACAGAACGGGTCAGCATTTGTAGCCATTAACCAAATGAGAACTGGTCTTGGAAAGGTAGCTTTAGATACTATGCCGGGGGGATTAGCCCAAACTTTCTTCGCCCATTTCTTATTGCAAGTACGTAGAGTAGGATGGTTGGAAACCGCTGATAAAGAAAAGGTGGGGTTTGATATGGAAGTTCGTTTACGCAAAACTAAGGTGGGGGGAGAGAACTGGAAATCAGCTATTGTACCCTTTAGAGTAGAGGGTGGTATTGACCTAGTTGAAAGTTACATGAGGGATGGACTCGCTGCGGGAATAATAGATAAGAAGGGGGCTTGGTATACATATCAAGACCAACGGGCACAGGGAATGAATGGGTTGAAGACTTTAATGACAACCAATGAAAATTTATTGGCTATGCTAATAGCTGAATTGGGGGGGTCTAATGTTATTACCGAAGGACTTCACGAAGCAGGAGAAGATAATAGCAGATTGCTTGTCTAAGCTAGGAATACGATACACAGAGCAGTTTAATGTGTTACAATATACAGTAGACTTCTGGATACCCGAATTATCTATGGTCATAGAAGCTGATGGTGTTATGGGACATTTACGAAAAGCAGACGCAAAGAGAGATGAAGCTCTTATGAAAACATTTGATATAGAGTATGTACTTCATATTACATCAACTACTTCAGATTTAATTATGGAGGAACTATGTCTGGCGTTAGACAACTTATAAAAAAGAAACCTAAGATTACTACTGCAATTAATCAGGATGAATGGCTGCTGTCGGAAATGGAGAGTTTCCTAGGTCATACCAGCCAGAAAAAACGTGAGGGGGTGTTTTATCCGTCTAGTTTGGGAAACCCCTGTGATAGATTTTTATATCTCTCTTATAATGGTTTGCTCCCCGGCCAGGAAATTGCCGCTGTACTTCAAAGAATTTTTGATTGTGGTGATGCTTTAGGGCTTAGGTATGAAAAATATTTTAGAGAAATGGATATTTTAATTGGGGCAGAAAGGGCAGTGAAGTGTGAGTCCCCAAGCATTTCTGGCAGGATTGACTTTATTATTAAACATCAAGACTTTACACAAGCTGTTATCGAATTGAAGTCTATAAATACTAGGGGTTTTAAAGCACTATTAGATAGACCCAAGCCCGAACATTTTGTACAGATACAAATCTATCTTAATCTAGCTAATATAGAACACGGTATTCTCTTGTACGAGGATAAAAATGACCAACAGCTAAAAGCCTTTGTGGTAAAACGGGATGAAAAGGTATGGACAAAGTTGCAAGAGAGGTGTTTTAATATAATGAATATGGTGGAAGTGCCCCTTAGATGCACGGGGTTTAAATATTGTCCTTGTAAAGGAGTGTGATGACACAATTAAGAATGGAAAAACGGGAGGGCAAATGGAGTCCCTTTAAGGCTATAGGTCAAGCAGATAAGTTTATTGAAGATTTAATGGTTCCATCTATTGGAAAGGAATTAGCTGCCGATCAGAATTTAGATTTTCCCAATCTAATGAATGCCGATAATAAAAAACTGGAACAGTTCCTCACTATGTATGGTGGGATTAAGATGTATCTGGAAACCCAATTAGCAGATATTGAAGCAACTAAGAATGCTCTAGATGCTGCGTTTAACGAAAGTTATTCAACGGCTGTTTATAGATTAGCCGAAGAACGGGAAGAAGAGGGCAAGAAAAAATTTACTAGGGATGAATTACGTGGGGCTGTATTAGATAAGTATGAAGCTTTAAAAGAACTACGGAGAGATATTATTGAACAAGAAGCTGTCCATAGAAAGGTTTCTGGATTAAAGGAAGCGTATGCCCAAGGATTTCAAACTGTATCTAGGATAGTATCATTAAGAACTTTCGGGGGAAACAATGCATAGAGTTGAGCCTCAAGTATTTTTAATAGCAGAGCAAAGGGTACGACATAACGATGTTAATGATTATCTAGACTACATAGGTGCATCTGGGTGGACATCTGATACAGGAATAGATTGTCAGGAATTGATTGAAGTGATGGGTAGGGGTTGTTATAAATCCTTTGGTACGGAATTAAATCCAAATATTACTAAGGTACGGGGTTCTAATGAAGAGTATCTACAAAATATAATTAACATTGGGCATGGTTCTGTTTTAGAGCATGGGTGGGTATCTTTCATGATTTGTGATACTAGCAGGGTAGTCACTCATGAGCTTGTAAGGCACAGAGCGGGTACTGCCATATCTCAGGAGAGTCTAAGGTTCCTTAGGTTGGAAGACATGGGGTTATGGATACCTCAAGCTTACGTAAATGATTCACATTCACAAGATATTTTTGAGGAAACGTGGGAATACTTAGAAGTTCAATATACTAGACTAATAGAAAGAGCAGAAGTTATAGAAAGTAAGGATTTTGATTCCTTACCATTCAGTAAGAAAAAATATTATACGTCAGCAGCTAGGAGAGTAGCTCCTATAGGGGTTGCCACTAATATTGGGTGGTCGTGTAATATTAGGTCTGCT